AACTCGTAAATGCAAACGATAACAATGCATATGTAGATTACGCTATCGCAGCTTAATCGTACTGAGTTTCGGTGGTGTACTTGGAAACAGAAACACCACCACTTAATTATGAAGAGGATATCATGAAGGAATTTATATTAGTTATTACGATGTGGGGTATTGATGCTGGTGGTGATGACAACTATATTGGTCAGATTGCACTACAACAACCTATGACAAAACCACAGTGTGAATATATGATGGATGAGAAAATGTGGAAGCCCACTTACGAGAATGAATATTTTTATATGAAGGGGCATTGCTTTCCAGCAGAATGTTCTGGTAAAGAGCAGTGTACAGAGTAACAGGATATTTTAAAGACCACAAAGTGGTTAGACACTTTGTTGACCTGTACGATGCTATTGATTTTAAGGATAGTGTGGATGCACATTATCCATTGAGACTGACGATGAAAAAGGTAATTGATATGCGAGAATTTATATATGATGCATGGAATGGTGTTATGAATATGGATAAAAATCCATTGAGACATATTCCAGATACAGCAACCAGACACATGGTATTGCAAGTATTAGCATGGATGTGGTGTATAGTGTTTTCTTTTTATGTTGGTAGTTTCTGGGTATTTGGTATTAGTGCAGTCGCACACATTTTTTTACTTGCTGCAATCGTAATCACAGTCGCAACCTTTGAAACTGCAAAACGTAGACCTACATTCTTTCAAGACTTCCCAACATCCACACCAAGTCGTAGTAGAACAATGTACTACAATGGTAAGAAGATTCAACTAGACCCACAGGATAAAGGTGGTGAACATGAATAAGTTCAAACAATGGTGGCACGCTACTGATTCAATTGAGATGGTTCTATTCGCAACCATCTGGAGTCTATTTGGATATGGTGCGTATGTAGTGATAGTTGAATTAATAGATAGGGTGATGCCTTAATACATCCGTGTAGACCCACGGTTAGTCTGCAACTTTATTTTAAACAGGATATATAAATGGAAAAATTGATGACACCTAAGAAATTCTCTCTCGCAGTGGAAGCGGTAGTACAAGAATGTGGTTGTTCTCACATGGAAGCAGTACTAGACTATTGTGAGAAAAACAACATCGAACCAGATACAGTAAAACCCCTTATCACAAAATCTCTCAAAGAGAAGATTGAGTGCAATGCAAGGGATTTACATTATTTACCCAAAGTCGCACAGTTACCAATCTGATGGAAGCATATGACGCATACAAAGTATATCATGCGTTGAAACTTCACTTTACTAGTAACTACGACTATGCAAAATATAATGGTAAGGCGAATGTGAGTGTGGACTCGTTCTTAAAACGAAAGGACAGACCCTTCTTTGGTCGTGTTGCACGAAAGTACAAAGACGATACCAAGGACTTCTTCATATCCAACTTTATAGTCAATCCCAAAGGCTGGGTTGGAAATTTTAACGATGAGAATTATTTGAACTGGAAGAAAAGAAATCAATCCCTCAAGTATAATTACAAATCAGAACTTACAGAGTTATTCAACAAGGTTGAAACCTTTGATGATATCTTTGCTAGTGAAGGACAACATCCCTTGTTGTTAAAACAATTCATGTCTAAGAAGACTTCAATGGAGACAGTAGCGATACTGGAATCACTTCTTGGGTTTTGTAGTAGATTCGATAAACAGATACAGGAAACAATTGTATGGCCCGATAGAAAAAAACTGATAAAAAATTACAGTAACCTCTTGACAAATGACGTAAATGAGTATAGGATAATAACAATGCAGTTAGTAAAGGAGCATTTCAATGACTGATTCAGTCGTAAAAGAACGAGACTTCTATCGTGCGAAGCTCGAACAATCCCAAGGTCGTATCCGTAATCTGGAACACGACTTGGCAGAACTTCAGACAAGGGATAAAATCCTTTCTGAAAGGGTGAAGCATCTTGCTTCTAACCCACCTCGTAGACCAAGGAGTCGTTATGCACGACACTAGGTCTTACAAAATATTCCAAGGCGGTTATGTCATCCCAGCAAAGGATGACAGACCTGCCGACTATGTGAAAGCAAAACCACCTGTATTTCATTGTCAAGTATTTAATGGAAAACAGACTACTGCTTTCTTTACTAGAAAAACATATGCCGAAGCAAAACGTGAAGGAGAGGAGTCAATGAAACTTGGAAGTTGAACTTGTAGACCATATGGGTGATGACCTCTCTGTAGTAAATGCAGCGAGGGTATCCTTTGGTAAAAAGAAAACACAGTTTGAACACGGTGACCTCAAACTGATTAGGTTTCTCGCAAGAGAAGACCACTGGAGTCCTTTTGGACACGCATCTATGCAGTTCCATATTAAGGCACCAATTTTTGTCGCAAGACAATTAGTTAAACACCAAGTAGGTTTGGTGTGGAACGAAATATCCAGAAGGTATGTAGATGACGAACCAGAATTCTATATTCCAAATGATTGGAGACTAAGAGCAGAAGATAAGAAACAAGGTAGTAGTAGTGAAACCGTTGAGTACAGTATTGATAGTGCAATTCAGTTCGTGACACAGACATATAAGAATCTGTTGAACGCCAACATCGCACCAGAGATGGCGAGGATGGTTCTTCCACAAAACCTTTATACAGAATGGTACTGGTCTGGTACATTGATGGCATTTGCAAGAGTATGTAATTTACGTTGTGCAAAAGACACTCAATACGAGACACAGATAATTGCAAATAAGATTGATGAATATGGACACACACTTTTCCCAGCATCCTGGCCTGAACTCAGAAATATTGATTCAGAGTAGAATGACATTTGATAACGCTTTTTGTTTTGGTAACGGAAAGTCAAGACTTGATTTTGATATGAATGTTATCGAAGGTCGAGGCACTACGTTTGGGTGTAATGCAATCTATCGTGATATGAAGGTTGACCATCTGTTAACAGTGGACAATGAAATCACTCATGAGATATACAGGAGTGGTTATTGTATAGACAACCACACTCATATTCGTGATTGGAATGTATTGCCTATGTTTTTCTTGGATACAATCAAGAATGACTATCCAGATGCTGATATACATATTGAAGATAACGATGTTGGATTTGTGATACACGGTTCTAAGACAGATGAAGTAGATGCTCACTTTCAAAGAATTGTGCAAGAGAATCCAAACATTGATATTAAGAAACTAGAATGGGAACGCAAACAGGTTAAGACTTTTATCACTGGTGTGAAAGAGAATGACCTTGCAAAAACTATTGAGAATGACAGAATGCAGAGTTGCGGTGTTCTGTCCATACAAATCGCTTGTGAGATGGGTGCAAGGAATGTGTTTATAATTGGACACGACTTGTATTCTGAAGACAAGAAACTGAATAACGTCTATGGTGGTACAACAGGTTACTTACCAGAGACATCGAATTATGTGAAGCCAGACAATTGGATTGTCGGTCACAAAACGAATTTTGACAAGTACCCAGAGGTTCAATTTTACAAGGTGAATAAAGATGTTCTAGGAACAAATGACACCTGTTGTTTTGTTGAAGAATGGCGTGATTGTCAAAATCTACAGTATATTACTCAAGAAGAAGTCCAAAGACTCCTTGACTTTGGGTGGATGATGTAGTATACTAAATACTATTATATAATGAAAGAACGTGAAATAAATCAACATACGATAACATACAATAGGAGAAAATTATGTCGTTAGATACCCTTAGGCGTGCGAACACGCTAGATAAACTACTCTCTCAAGTTCAAGCAGAGAGTGCCCCTCAAGAGAAGAAGTCTTATGTAGACGAAAGACTGTGGAAACCAGAACTGGATAAGTCTGGTAACGGTTATGCAGTTATTCGTTTCCTACCAGCACCAACAGGTGAGGAATTGCCTTGGGTGAAACTTTGGAAACACGCTTTCCAAGGCCCAACTGGTAAGTGGTACATTGAGAATTCTTTGACTACTTTGAACGGTGGGAAAGACCCTGTATCTGAGTACAACTCGTCACTCTGGAATTCTGGTCTTGAATCAGATAAGGAGATTGCGAGGAAGCAGAAACGTAAACTTGAGTACTACTCAAATATCTACGTTGTGTCTGACTCCAAACACCCAGAAAATGAAGGGAAGGTATTCCTCTTTAGGTTTGGTAAGAAAATCTTTGATAAAATGATGGCTGCAATGCAACCAGAATTTGAAGATGAGACTCCTATCAATCCTTTCGATTTCTGGGAAGGTGCGAACTTCAAACTGAAGATTCGTAAGGTAGATGGTTACTGGAACTATGATGCATCCTCTTTTGAGGCAGTGTCACCATTGTCAGATGACGATGCAGTTCTAGAGGATATCTATAACAAGCAATACTCATTGCAAGAGTTCCTTGCACCAACCAACTTCAAGTCATATGATGAGTTGAAGAAAAGATTGGACGATGTTCTATCTGGTACGGTGACTGCAAGTGCGGCTGCAATGATGGATGAGGCGGTTGTTGAGACACCTGTAATGAAGAGTGAACCAGCACCGACTATGCCTTCAATGGCAAGTCCTACTGAAGATGAAGACGATACAATGTCTTACTTTCAGAAACTTGCTCAACAGTAGAGGGTAGGTTATCCATCCCTGTGCAGAAAGTCTCTTACCAGAGTCGTAACACCACAAAAAGATAACGTATAGTAGAAGAAGATGGAGAGGCAGGGGCAACCCTGTCTCTCTTTTTTTATAAATAGTGGTGTGAGTCGTCAATGGGAGAGAGAGATGATTGAAATTGTTGCTGCCGTTTCGGCAGCGTCTAGTGCGTTCAACGCCATAAAAAAAGGTTTTGAGGTAGGTCGAGATATTGAATCTATGGCTGGCGATATGGGTCGCTGGATGGGTGCGGTATCTGATATTAGAAAAGCAGAAGAATACAATAAGAAGCCGCCCCTCTTTAAAAAGATATTTCAGGCAGGGTCGGTAGAAGAAGAAGCTATGCAAATCTTTATGGCAAAAAAGAAGGCCGAAGATATGCGTGGACAACTAAAACAGATTATTACATTTAGTAGGGGCCCAAGTGCATGGGAAGAGCTCTTGAAAACTGAGGGCGAAATTCGTAAGAAACGACAAGCAATGATATATGCACAAAAAGAACGACAACGATTTTGGGTAGAGGCATTCTTTGGTACAATATTAATTAGTGGAATGTTATTTTTAGGTTATCTATTCATACTATGGTTAATGTCAGTAAAGGGTGTTTAAGTCTATATTTGCGTTACTGGTAATCGCATTTGCGTTACCATCAACATCTGCATTATCAATAGGAAGAACATACAACGCTGAAGAAAAGGCAAAAGATAAAGTACTCGTTACTTGTAGACTTGCAAAAAAGAAAATAGTATTAACCCAGAAAATCTGTATCTATCTGGGCCCAAACAAAACTACCGACACAGTTTTTATTGATAGGTTTGAGTACTGTCCTAGACAAATAAAGTGTGTGTACGAACCAAACAAAAGCACACCCATGATTGAAGAAATGATGAAGAGCATGGAAGAAAGTTTGAAAAAGAGATGACCGCAATTATTCTCACAATAACCCT